ATAACCTCCGTTAACAATCACGATTCATATTTACATAGGGGACATCAAATTCCTCAGCCTGTTCCTGAGCTTTCTTGATTATTTCCTCTACACTGGGAGAATCGTTCTTTCCAAAAGTGTCTGTGTGTTTACTAATGTTTTCAATAACAGACTTAGCGAGGTATCCAACCACAACGGCAATGATTGCTGTCGCAATGGTTTTGGATAATGTTTCTGCTATTTCTGTTTTGTCATACCAAGCAAGTACATAAGTACCCCACATCATAAGTATCGAACTATTTACAATTCGAGTAAGCAATCTTTTGGAATATTCTTTCTCTCGTTTAGCGGATACACTTCTAAAGAAGTCCGCAATACGAGAAAATAATTTCTTTTTCTGTTTATTCTTTTTTGCCAAATGTATCGCCTCCCGGATATAACAAGACCGCCGCACGATTAACTCGCAACGGCGGTTTATTTTTTATATTAACAGGTTTGAAAGAGAGAGCGTTACCCACTTACTGCCATCATTATACTGCAAGGTGTTGTTAAAATATCTTAATGCGTGAGCACCGTCTTCTGAGTTGACGGTACCTTGAATATGTACACCAGCGGCATCGATGGCTTTTCTTAAGTCCTCGGTTAACTTGGATGCGTCAATAAAATTATCTGGAATAATTGCGGCACCCGCATCTCCCTTTGAGACTACGGTTTTGTCTGTGTACTTCTTGGCAAGAGCAAGAGTTTCAACACTTATAGCCATTCAAGTCACTCCTTTCTGGTGATTATAATTCTTTCCATACACCTTCGCTATTCAACATCCAGACAGAACTGTCGTCAATAACGAGAGCAGTAGAACCTGTTGGACATTTATCTTTGTCCGTAAACTGTGTAGGAAGATTGTCTATGTCCGCACGAACATCACAGACAAACTCCTGCTGACAATCGAGGGGTGTACCTTTATAAGTTTTCTTTGTGATAGCCATAGCCTACCTCCTTTATTTAACCTTTTCAAAATAATCCTTTTTGTTGATTTTGTCAGGCGTACCCGTTTGAATACAAAGGTATAATTTATCTTTGTATAAATAGTAATAGTTGGCATAAACCTTCATACCGCTTTCCCAAGCAAAAGGATTTGTTGAGGTGCCCTGAGCATTAGGGTCTTCAACCGCTTCCCAAGTTATCTTGTGCTTTTTGTTCTTGGTTTCAATTTTAGCCTCCCATTTATAGCCGGGTTGAGTAGGTAAGTCTTCTGGTGCCGAATCGGCTGTGATACCAGCCTGTGCAGCGAGCCTTCCTAAATCCATAAAAGGCTTATGTAATTCAGCCGCCTTAGTCCATTTACCCATTATTCCTCAACCTCCTCACCGGTCACGCCCAAAAGATTAAGAGCTTCTTTCATATCTTCGTTTTCTTCTTTTAAAGCGGAATAATCTCCAGAATTATTAGACGGGGTTTCGCCTGTATAAACTTCACCCACAATCTCTTCATATTCATCGGCTGTTATCCATCCTTTGAGAACGGCATTTGCCACACGGTTCTTATCCCACAAGCCACGGTCATAATAGTCTTTTACTTTATTAAAGTTTGTGCTGTGTTCCATACATTAGCCCTCCTCAATCTCTTCGTTCATCATACCCTCGTCTTCGGGTGTGCTAAGGTCAACATCACTCATCATAGCGATATAGTCGGTATCAGCTCTGTTCTTAGCCACCTCAGCTGTGAGGGCAGCATTTCTCTTACGCTCAATCAAGAGCTGGTCTTTTATTGATAAATACTGCATACTAAACCTCCCATAAAGATTTATAAAATCGTTTCATATTTTCAATCATAAAGTAGTCATCCGTCCTGCTTAAGAACGGAGTACCCTTTCTTGCGGCAGAGGGTTCTGCCGAAGCGTGAGCTAACCACGATTCAAAGCACTGGTCTACTTTGTCACGAGTCATTCGACCTTCATCAACCAATTTCTTCATACGCTTTAACTTGCGACGCTCGTGGGTTACTTTGTTTGGAAGAACTTTCTTTACGACTTTCCCAGTCTCGGTAAGTCTGAAAGAGTATCCAAGAAAATGGATTGGTTGTGTTATGGGAAATATCTGTGTTTTCTTTGCACTCAGCTTTAATCCCATTTTGTTAAGTTCGTCTTCAATATATTTCAGGCAGTCCTTTAAGACATCCTTATTTTCGTGGATAAGGATAAGGTCATCCATATATCTGACATAGTGCTTGATTCGTTTACGCTCTTTAATCCCGTGGTCGATATCATTTAATACAGCCAGTTGACAAAGCTGTGTTGCCTGAGAACCAAGTCCCATACCAACACCCGGGCTTTCTTCGGTGCTAAAGCTATCAACAATTCGGCAGACTTCGGAGTAAGCCCAATCATCATCACATAACTTTCGCATCTTTTCTTTGACTACACTATGTGGGGTGGAGCCAAAGTAATTTGTTATGTCGCATTTTAAGACATAACCACTACGACTGTGCTTGTGGTAAAATCGTTGTATGTGGGCAACGAGCCTACGCCGTGCAAACTCTGTGCCTTTATTATCAAGACAAGCACCGTTATCGTAGATAAAGGATTTTGTGATTTGTTCTGTCAAGTATGTGTCACAAAGACTTCTTTGGAATACTCTATCTTTAAATCGTGTACTTACGATATCTCGTTTCTTGGGTTCATAGATTGTAAACCGAGAATATTCTTCGAGGTCGTAGGTACCATTCATTAACTGTTCTTCAAGCTTTGCACAGTTTATGATTCCATTCTTTACCCAGCCTGCGACACTATCTTTCCACATAACACTTGATTTACAAACATTCATTGCGTTATACAAATTTTCAAAGTCACAAGCCATCTCCTTGACAGCAGGTGCGTTCTTAGTATTCATTGAGCACCTCTTTCTGATTAAAATAAATTTTGAACACCGTGTATAGCAGTACCTACTACCGTTGGTTGAGTAGACTGCATCGGCATACCTGTTTCGCCTTTTACGGCTGGGATAGTCGTTCCTTGCGTGGGTATTCGGTTTGGTCACATAAAGTGCTACTTCCTACTGATACCACCCAATCCGGAGCGACGCCGTTACTGTTGTTGGCATTGTTGTTGTTCAAGTTACCTGTAGGGTTGACATTACGAACATTATTACCGTTGGTAGAATTAGGAGTACGCAACCACTGAGGCACCTAAAATGCAGCACGGAACTTCTTACAACGACTACCCCATATTGTTATTTCTTAAGAGAAGCAGTATATCTTTGCTTGTCAGATTTACGCCAATTTTGTATCATACGCTTCAGGTGTCCTATCTGTTCGCCGATATACTTTACTCTCTTGCTTTTAATAAGTTTTCTGCGATACATAAGAGTGGCAGAAGTGAGTACATCCTCAACCGCACGCTCTGCCTGTGATTGAAACTTTCTTCGCTCGTAAAGACTTGCGTTGTCTTCAATCACAATTTTGTTTGCCGTCTGAATGTTAGATACACAAGACAACATTTTAGAACGCATATTATCTGCAAACCATTTTGAATTTGCATACTCAAGCATTTTGTCTCTTGTAATCTTAGCATCCTCGCTCGGCTCTGGTGGCAGATAATACTTTACTGTAACATCAAATATGTATTGCAAAAGATTATCAGCTTCTGTTTCGATAGCGAGTTTTCCTCTGCATCTCTGACCTTCTGGTACACTCATTTCTTCAACCTCCTATCATATACCGCAAAGGGGTTAAGACCTTTATTATATATCGTAAAGGGTATCCCTTGTCTAATCCCATAAAGGGTGGGACAAAGTTACTATATCCCACAAAGGGTAGTCACTCTTTATAGATACACCCCTCGCTATCATATACCGCAAAGGGTGTACCATATATTATTTTTGTTGTGTATCGGTATAATAATCACCCTGTCGGGTGGATTATTATTACACGATTACGCAAGCCGGAGCGACGCCGAAACTGTTGCCGGCACCGATGTTGTACAAGGTACCAGCAGGGTTGACAACACGAACACTATAACCGTAGGTAGAATAAGGAGTACGCAACCACCAATAAGTTGCGGAACCGTTTCTGTATTTAATTCTGTTCGAGTCTGCTCCAGTACCGGGAGATGCTAAATCAGAATATCCAGCACCATAGTACTCATATACTTTACCGTCTGCTCCATCAGCACTACGCTCTGTGCCTGCATAGATTTCAGGACGAGAGAGTAAGAAGAAGCGTTCAGTAGATGTGTTGTGGCCGTAGCCATCAGAAATACTCTGCTGGGTATCCTTTACAACTTCTCCAACAACATCAAGGAAAGCAGGGTCAATACCCTTTAAGAAACCTGCAGTGCTTGCGTTTGCGGGTCTATCAAATACAGACTTAGGTTCCCACCAAGCATTACCCTCTGCATCAGTATTTAACCACTGACGGAGAGCAGATTCAGCCCAGTTGTTAGAACCGTAACGCATACGGTGTACGCAGTTTGTATTTTCTGTAGTTGCTGTAGCGTGAAGTGTAGGCATTGCAGTACCAGCTTCGCCCTCTGCAACAGTTACAGTTTCGATTGCTGTAGCGGCACCAACAGATGCGTATGTAGAAATCTTACAAGTATTAGCCTGTACATTATAACCCCAAGCAATACGAACCTGTCCACCAACAGGAACATCGTTTGCAAGGGTGAAGTTTAATGTAGAGCCACCACCGTAAGCGTTATCGTAACCGGCAGGAAGTGTGAAGTGATATGTACCAGCCGCAAGACCCTGAGGATATGTTGCCGCATCAATATACCAAGCAGCTTCAGCCGCATCGAATACCATAGCAGCAGTCCAGAGGTCGTGCATCTGTAATGTCATACTGTGTTCTAAGGTTCCGTCCGCGGGTGTATCGTGGTCAATACCAATAACATCAAAAGCAAGCTGTGTAGATGTCTCTGTGATAATCACATGGTCGCCAGCTTCAGCAGTACCAGTTACAGAGATACCATAGTTTTCAAGCCTAACAGCCTTACCGTCTTCATTACGCCAAGACTTTCCATCAAATGTGAAAACATACTCGCCGGCGTGAACTTCTCCGCAACCTTCCACGAAAGAGTTTGCATTAACGGTAACCGCTGTGATACCAGTACTTGTGCCTTTACTTGCTGTAACGGCAGATAACTTTTCGACAATGAACTGGTCACCAATGTCGAAGTACTGTGCAGCCGCACCGTTTCTTACGATAGTCTGCACATCGCCCCAAGTCTTAGGAGCTTCACCAAACACTTTGTCTGAAACAACATCAACCTTAGATTGAATTTTCTGTGTCTGGTCATTTAAGGCACCGTATGCCTCGTCAATTTTTGCCATATTAGAATTGCCTTCTTCGCCGTTGATACCAACACGCCAATCTTTGAAAGTGGTAGTTGTATCATCTTCGGGAGTAAGCAATAAGTTTAAATTTGGTGTATAACTCATTTCGTTCCTCCAATTCTTATATTAAATTCTTTACATATCTACAGAGCCGCTTTGAGGTGTAGTTACAACTGCGGCACCCATATTGTGAATAGTATGATTATCCCATTGATACAGGTATCGGTTGTCGTAATGCCCAAGCCCATAGTATGCTTCCATTTCGTCAGCAACCATAAAGGTAGTCAGTATTGTTTGAGAAACAACACCAAGTCCTGCGGCTACCTCCATCTCTTTGAGAGTCTGATTAGATAGCTTCGCCAAAGATTGCTTTGGATATATAAGCGATGAAATACTTATAGATATCTCTGGGTTTTTCAAAGCAAAGATGTTCTGTTTGCAAGAGCAAATAATCTGATAAGAAAAGTCTGCATCATCAGAAAGTTGTAATGTATTTCTTACAACATTCTTAATATCAACATTTGAAACAAAGTCGGCAATTTCACTTGTAATATGTAAGTCGTGTTCTCCGATATCAAATGTGAATTTCATATACACTTTTCCACAGGTCGTAACGAGAGATAATTTAGGATAGATTAAATCCATATCCGAGAGAAGCCAATCGTCATACTCATACAGATAGCCATCAAACCAGTGGGTACCACTTGTGTTTAACAACAGTTCAACGACCTTGCTCATATTAGCTGTAATACGGTCTGTTAAACGAGCTGATAACTTAGCAGTATTTAATCTGGTTGTGTTGGTTACCTCTCCAGAAGTAAGGAGTTTGAGTTCATTCGGCTCAACATCTGCCGTTTTGACTAATGCCATATCGACATTTGATTTCAGCTTTAAGATTTGCTCTCTTAAGGCAACAAGCATTTTCTTGTCTACCTCAACCTTACTTCCATTAAGTGCAAGATAGCTATAGTTCTTGTCGCTTAAGAGGTTGACATCTATTAAACAGTCAACCTCATTTTGTGTAAGTCGGAAGATAAGAGGGTCTAACTCGTCTCCGTAGATACCTTGCCTGTCTGTCAAGTTATAGATATACACATCGTAGCTGTGATACCTTTCATCAAGGACAATATCAAATGAATTGTTCTTATCTACAACGATGTCATATTCTTTTGGCAGACCACCGAGCAAAATATCAATCTGCGCCAAGACTCATCACCTCGTTTAATCTGTAAGTTGTAAGTAAAGACTGTTTGCTTTGATAGTAGCAATAGTATTTGTTTCGATGATTCTCGAAGTAGTAAGCTGGTTGTACATCAACAGATTACCTTCGTTTTTCGCATCATAAATAACATAGTACCTTGCGGGAGCAGATGCAGGGAACCAGTCAGAAAGGCTCTCGGGGAAATTGATTGCATTTGCGTTACTGATTACGCCATCAGCAGGAGCTGTTAAAGACGAGAGCTGAACTCTTGTATATCCGCTACCGGCACTGTTAGGCTCAGTAACATTGGTTCCGTCAGCGGTAGGTGCTGTGCTTGACAGACCAATATAGTAAGTTGTTGGGAGTTCTGTACCTGTTGCAGTACTGAAAACATTACCCATAATGACATTCTTAAAATATGTAGTATTCAATGTCGTTTCCTCCTATCTTTAATTTAAAACATATTCTTGGTTGATGTTCTTAGCGATATTCATAATACCCTGATTTGGGATTTCAGAACTACCACTGGCATCAACAATAGTGATTTGGTAAATGAACTTTCCATAAAGAAGGGCTGTGTCTTCTTTAGGAATTTTCAAAATGATTACGCTCGCACATCCAGTTTCATCAGCTAACAACTCTGGGGTATATGACAAAATTGGTGAGCCTGTTTTGTTGGAGTAATTACAGATAGCGAAGTTTACATCTGCACCGCTGGCATCAAATGGTTCGCCTCTGTGATTTTTCAAATGAAAGTTAAAATCCTGAGTTTCGCCTCCAACAAACGAGATTTCAGGAAGTGTATAAACTGTTGTTTGCATAACATCAACCTCCTATGCTAATTGGGAATTCACACATAATCTCAACATTTCCTACGCCGTTCATAATCAAATGATTAGTACCACGACATAATCTCAGGAAGTTGAAATTAAAATACTGATATGGATTATCAACCGTATTGCAGGTAATGATTTCGTTTTCTGTGTCAATAAAAATGTTTGTCGCAGAAGTAGGTAAACCTGTAAACTGCATAACACGATTATTATCCGTTTCGTTTATAATGTTGAATGTCCCACCTTTGCTAAGGAACAGATTAAGTTTGGGTTTGTAATATCCGCGATACGAACTTTTATTATGTATATCAATTTCTGTTGTACCGTTTACAACACCCGTAAAAACTTCAGGATACTGGTATGCAAAAGGAGAGTCACAGATAACTTTACAAGTAAATCCCCAAGGGAGATTTCCAACATCAGTATGTTTGAGGTCGGTAATAAAGCATTTATATCTGAACATTTCCATATCCGGCTGAGTTATCTCAAGCCATTGATATTTATCGTGAGCTGTTAGCCAGTTCGCAATAATATCCATATCCCATCTATCAAGAAATACACCCTTGTTAATAGCATTGATATCCGCTCCGAATGTCATAGTGAACTCAAGCGGTTTGTTTGTAATAACGCCGTAATGCAACGGGGTATATCGTCTTGCGATTCTGTCCTCAACAATCTCCGAGTTAACAGACAAGGTGTTGCTTGTATCGGACTTGGTTCCGAAGTCATACATCATCAATCCATACTCTGTACACGAAATGCCGTTAAAGCTAAATTCGCATCCATAAAAAGCCATTGTATCACCTCGCTATTTATTTCTTTTCTTTTGCCTCCGCTTTATCAGAGTTCTCGTTTGCAGAAACAATCTCCTGACAAACTTCCTCGATAATTGCAATACAACCACCAAGGTTCATAAGGTTTGCTTTTCCTTTAACCTCGATGTTGTTAAGTGCATTAACAACAGATGCAAGTTTATTCAAAATCTGAGTGTTCATAAAACTATCCTTTCATACATAAATTTATTCTGGTACATTGTTCAGCACACTGACAATGTTATTTAAAATATAAGCCGTTACGGCACTTCCTTTAGACACAGAGGAAAGAGGGTTGTTGCTGTACATCGCATTGATTGCTGTAACAGCTTGATTAAACATTGCGGCCGTAAAAGTGTTACCTTTAACTGCAGTCGTAAACGAATAATCACTAAGACCTTTCCAATCCCGGAACTCATTTATTTTGCTTGTGAACGAGTTCCATTCTGTAGCCTTAAGATTAAAAGCACTTCCCGAGTTCTTAGCATATGTCCAACTAAATGATGCTGGTTTGCTCGAAATGGTAATTGATTTTGTTAATGTGTATTTAGTTCCATAATCATCCACACAATACAAGTAACTTCCACTATAAACAAATACAGACTGTGCTCGTATATAATATTTACCATCAGCAACCTTGTTGTACGAAAACGAACCAGAGGCGGATGTAAGTGTTTTCTGTTGCAGCACAGTAGAGTTAGTGCTGTCGTATAGATTTATATACACATATGATACATTCGAGGACTCCACCAGATTGTAGTTTACCGTGATGACACCGTTCTTTGAGCTCGTAGTAAAGGTTGGTTGTGCCGGAGAAGTTGTACAGGTATAACCAAATGTCCAACTACCATATTTACTGGAACTATAATACGCTCTTACCTCTATCGTATACGCAACACCGTATTGCAAACCTGTAAATGTGGCGCTGCTTGAATAAACGGTTTTACTATGCTCGTAATCATCATAATTCCTTGTAAGTCTCACCTTAAAATATTCAGCATCATATGCTCCGTCCCACGAAAATTCAAAGCCGCCATCAATTCTCGTCGTTTCTATATCTGTAGGAGTTAGGTCATAGTCTGAAATTGTAAATGTTTTGGATTTAGAAGCACTTTTGTCATTGTTATATACTGTTAATGTGGCGGTATATGTCTTAAAGCTATCAAGTGAAATGTTTACACTACCACTTGTTGATGCCTTACCCGATGCTTTGCTCCAACCACTTACGGTGATTTCATATGTGGCACCAGAAATAAGGTTTGAACACTTCCACGAACATTTAGCTGTTTTTGTACCTGTAGATGTTTGCGTAACAGTGAATGAAGAAATGGTAGGAGTTGGGTCTTCTGTCCAGTATGTAGCTGTGAGTGTTACGCCAGAACTCATACCTTGTATATTAGAGATAACACACTTTACTGTATATCTCGTACTTGCACTTAACCCAGATAATGTTGCCGTAGGAGAAGTTGTAATACCGTTATTGATTGTGGTTGTCTTTTTTAGTGTAGAACCAACATACCATTTAACCGTTCTTTTTGTACCGTTATAATTGCTGTCCAGTCCGGTAAGTCGTACTGTTAACGAACTGGATGTTCTGCTATACAATGAAATTGCTGCCACAAACCATCACCTCCAATCATATGAAAACTCGCCAGAGCGAATCTGGCGAGTTATATTTATTATCCGAATTTTGCGGTAACATTGAGATTTTGTATAGTAGCATTTTCAAAATCAAGCGTTCCAGTAAAACGAGTTAGATTAAAATCCCAATAGGTATAAGCTCCCGCGGGAGAATCAAAATGGAGATACGGAGCCGTTCCTTCATAATAGCTTATCTCTAAGAAGTGATACAGGGTATTGCCATAGTAAGCATATAAGTTAAAACTTCCTTCGTTGTCACTTGTGCTTCTTGGTAAAACATTGAACTCGTTTGCATATATCTCGGGAGAATATATTTTTTTGCCATCTATAAATGTTCCGCCAGAATACACACCGTTTGCAATATTTTGCGCCAATGTTCTTGCGGAGTTTGCTCTGGAATATGCAGAGTCAGCATAATCATAAGCATCGTCGGCATACCAATACGCATCATCGGCATCGTTAATGGCTTGTTGTGCTTTCGAATATGCACTACTTCCAGATTCGTCTATATTAGCCCATTCAATTTTACTTCCGGCACCAAGCGTAACACCGCCGTTGATAGTAACCGCACCGTTTTCATCAACTGCAAATGTAACCTTGTTAGTTGATTTGTTTTTAATTTCAATACCGTATAACGATAAGTAATCAGCATCAAACTTGTTGCCAGTTAACATTGATTTACCGCTCGAGTCTTTGAAATCTGAAGCTTGAACTACGCCACTGAAAACACCGGCTTTAGCCGTAAGCTCGCCTTTGGTGTTTACAACAAAATTACCATTACCGATATTGATTGAACCACCATTGATTGTGAAGGCACTTAAGATTTTTGTTGCCATTGCATCAGCAATAACACCATCGTGACCTATAGCAGTAGTCCAAGACCAAGCGTTGTCATCATCTTCATCCACATCTATATATCCCTTAGTACCTGTTCCAAACAAGATACCTTGCTCGTTCATCCAGATAGCAGAGGTGGATGATTCCTTGGTTGCGGCATTAAGTAACCATATACCATCATCATCAAACAACACATTGCCGGCACCGTTCTGCATAGTTGAAAGTTTTGTACTGATAGCACCCTGCAGTTTAGATGCAGTTAAATAGCCCTCTTCGGTTATATATTCACCGAGCGTCTTATCTAACTTGTCTATATCGGATTTCACTTTTTCAATATCGCCGTCTTCGACAAGAATCCACGATGTCCCGTCATAGCGATAAAGCTTTTTGGGTTCGTAATTACTTGTGAATGTGGCAGTGATTAAATCATAGAATGGGTCGGCTTTGTCTACCGATTCTACAATACCAAAGTGAGTTGATATTGTGGTTGTAGTGTTACAATTTTCTCCGTCACACAGAATTTCGGTAAGCATAACATCGCCACTTAACACCAACTCTAATGTAGCTGGACTGGTTTTGTTTAATAAAGATGGCTCTCTGCAAATAAAACCGCCAGAAGCCTTGATGAGTTCGTTATAATCAGAAACCGACGGAATACCGCGAGATGTATCTATAGTAATAGTGACACCTGCGAGGCTATCACCAACTTCGATATGTCTTGTTTCTGTTTTAGCTTCCGCAGTGTTATACCATAAGTCGCCTATGGTCGGCTGGTATGGTTCATATCTCTGGTAGAAAGTTACAATCTTTTGGTCTGCTGTAGCCTGTGCGTCGTTAGCTTTTTCAATAGCCTCAACAGCGTCAGCATCAACAATTTCCTGCCAAGAACTACCGTTATATCTATAGAGTTTTCCTGCTTTATAAGATTCGTAACACTCGCCAATTATCGAACTGTAAAACGGGTTTGATGTGGAAATCAAAACAACAGATGGATAATTCATCCCAATGCCGCCCGACGCCCATCCAAAACCAAGACCACTCCAGTTTTCACCGTCATATACGGTATCAATCTGAGACATCAATCTTCCGTCGGCAGTAGAAAACAGAGTTGCGGCATTTGCATTATCAGTGTCTAACATTAAAACATTTTCAGCAATATCACAGTCCGGGTGTTGTGTTTCATCAAACTCAACAGAACGGATTGTATCACCCATAACAATATTTCGTTTTACCCAACCTGAGCAATCTCCTGTTACATACCAGAGGTCGCCCTCGCGAGTTTTGTCGGGAATAGAATCTCTGTAGTGTGTTGTAACCGCATTTTCAACCTTTGTGTTCACATCGTTTATCTGTTCGATTGCGTCAGCTAAATCTTTTGCCGTCTTGTTTTCGGCGTCTGCCAGCTTTTGCAATTCATCCCCAAGTGTAGTGTCATAACTCGAATCATCGTGTGTAATAAAGAACTTCATAGAGTCGATATGTACACCAGAAGAGTCAACTCTGAACGAGCCGTCTTCGGTTGTGATTACTAAGTTCTGACCTGCGAGGATTGTACCTACAATGTAAGGAGCAACAATACCGTATGCTGTGATATCCTTTTCATAAAGCAACGGTCTGTCTGCCCAATCATCTTCGGTTCCTTCCCAAACCTGATACTGTTCATCTTCGTCCATATAGTAATATGTTTTGTTTTCATTGAAGACCTTATCAGCGGTTTCGGGATACTTTGCAATGTTCTCGTCAATGATTTTACCAATCGCCATCTTAGCTGTCTGCCAGTTATCATCAGTGAAAACAATGCTGTTGTTAATCATCCAAATCTGTTCGTCCTCATAACCTGCATTTGGATTATTACTGTCGATATATTTTCTAAGGTGTAATCCTGTTTCGTCCCAAGATACACCTTGACCACTGCTCGAGAGGATAGCGTTCTTCGCTACATCCAAAGCAGATTCCATAAACTCTTTTACCTTTGTAGAAGCACCGCTATCTACGAAAGCAGAGTAACTCATTTTATTTGCATCTACGGTTTTACCCATAGAAATACTCTGGTCAAGCAACTCAACAAGCTTAAAGGAACTGTCAGAAGAACTGTACTTATCACTGAACTGAAGTGAAAGAGAGGATAAGTTTTCAAAGTCTATATCAGCTCCAATAAATATTGGCTGCAGAACAGAGCTATCTGTATTCAGATATATTTTTTGACCAAGCTCTAATTGTGTCATAAAGCCAACAAACTCGTCGATAGTCATAAAGTTGGCAGAAGAAACACTGAAAGAGTAGGAGGGATAAGCTAAAGAGTTAAGGGTTTGCTTGCCGTATTCAAACAAGTCCCAAGACACAGAGTGTTTCTCATAGTCTGTTGTATTTCTTGTGAAGTACATATTACCCTTTGTAACCGTGAAGCTTATACCTGTATTGCCTGAAGTAGAAATAGGAGAGCCTGTACCTGTAATGGATATACATCCGCTTGGGAACGAAGCTTCGCCTATAGTACCTTTATTGAGGAATGTGGATAAAACCATCGTTTCATCATCATTTCTTTCAAAGCAGGCACTTACAACCTTTGCAGACAAAGTAACTGCGTCACTTGTAATAGTGAGAGTACCGCCGTCTACTGTGTACATAACCTTTCCGTTATCGGTTACGACCCTTGTGAACTTGGTATTAGCAAACGACACTCTTACATTTGAGATTGCGTTGCTAATATCGGAATCGGAGTAGGAGTCAACTTCAGATACAACGAATGAACTTTCCTCAATACTTTCTTCTTTGAAGTATCTATCGAGAATAATAAGCTCGTCGTGTGTAAAGAACTTATCAAAAGCCACACTCTTTTGTATAGTAATAAGATTGTCTGTGAGTTCAGCTTCGGCATCTTTGAGTCTGTTGACCACCGTCTCCTGAGCCGAAATTTCGTCCTCTACGCTCGCAATTCTTCTGTTGACATCTTTTAGCTTGGATTGAAAATCGCTGTAATCTGAGCTGTTTTTGTTCGCGTGCTGGGCTAAATATTCAACATATACTGCACGCTCACTCTCTAACGACGCAAGCTTTATGTTTTTGAGGTCAGACAATACAACCTGTTCTGTTAAGATAGCAGATGTCTTTAACATTCTCTCGATAGAGATGTTATAATATGTAAGCTGATTAGCCTCAAAGGATTGTTTCCAAGAGTTCCATTTATCAATTACACTCTGGTCAAACTGAGTTGTGTTCATAAAGTAATCCAGATTGTAAATCATATTGGTACCCATAGGGTTTACGGAACGGATGTCTACATCTTCGCCACCGCAAACATCAAGAGCAGTAACGATACTTTCAGTATCTTCGTCAATCTGAATTTCCTTAACAAGATTATCCATAGAGAGGTATACTGGTTTTGATACCGCTTCGTTTGCCGTGCTTCGTACATTGATTGTTCTTGTATAGCTATCGAAGTCAAAGATACATCCATAGAGTTTCTGAAGTGTAGACTTGATGAAGTTATAGGTGTTCGCATTATCAGATGATAATGTTCTATACTTATTGATAAGGTCTTCATCAACCGTACCAATAGTCCAAGACGGAAGCTCTGCGATTATCATACCGAGAATTGTATCGTCGGGAGATAACGGATTCCAGAAGTTATATGTGGCTTCTTCAAGGAAAATCTTCTTATAGGTGAGTTCATATTCAAGCGAGTACGCTTTACAACTCTTGATTTCCTTAACACCATCATTCTTGGTAGACGGGTTCATAAGAATAAATCTACCCCAGTTAATCATATCGATTATTCTCATACCGATAATATCGTCATAGTGGGGAGTCTTAACACCATCTACATAAGCAGGGATGTCAAATGTAATTGTAGACATTTCGTTATAACAAACATTCGCCTTTAAGCCTTTCGCATAACCGAGTGTCTGAATTGCCTTGCCGTCTGCGTTACACAGAACCAGAGTGGGTTGTTCCTTAACAACGCCTATAGTAGAAAAATCGATAACCAATGTACCACCTCCTTTTTATATAGTAATGAGGGGCAATCGATAAACTCAATCACCCCTCGGTATGTGTTTATTTCAATGCGGAGCTACCAATGTTGGTAATACCTTTCTTGGTAAACGCATCTTTCAATTCGCCTAATGCAGTTTCTGCTATCAAGCCACCATATCTTCTGGCATCGTCATCAGACATAGAGCCATTGTGAGAGATATTAACTTCAATGTGCGGACTGAATTCTGTAAGTGTAGAACCAGCGTGTGCTGCAGGAAGTAAATCTCTCGAGGTAGGTAATAGCGAGAAGCCACCAAACAAGTTATCAAACTTGCTTGTGTCGATTGTCGTGCCAAGACGCTCAGAAAGAATCTGTGCGAAGTCAACAAGCTTATACAATCCTTCTTCACGCTTCTCGTCAAGGACGAGTTCGCCGTCTTTGAGGATTGCCATAACCTCGTCTTTCTTGAGGGTAGAATCACCAACAACACCGCCGGTGTGGTATGTGCCGTAGGATTCATATAACTTGGCATTATCAATCCACCACACACCGTCAGAGTCTTTCCAAACTTTCTGTCCGCTGAGGTCAGCGATATACTTCGCCATTTTCTCATTTGCTTTTTCAAGTTCGGCTCTTTCGGAAGGTGATGCACCACTCCATTTAGCACTATTGTTTTTCATCGCCTTTGTGATAAAGTCAACGGCTTCCCATTTTCCAATAGAATAGAGTGGGTCTGTCTCTCCGTCAAGGTACCAAGCACCGTCTTTCGATGTTACATCCTGTTCGTAAATACTTGATAACTGTGATGCGAGAGTTTTATTAGCAGACGAAAGTCGAGACTGTTCTGCGTCAGATGCTGTAAACCACTGCAGTGAGTTGTTACGCATCTGGTTGATGATAGCCCTCGGGTCTCCGTAATTGCCGGACGCACCTAAGTCTACGCTGTCAGATGTTGCACCTGCAGCAAGCTTGTTAGTTGCTTCGATATAGCTACCATATTCTTGCACGGCCTTGGAAGCAAGTTCCCAAGCTGCAACAATTTCACTTTCAATAGACGAGCCTGCTTCATAGTTCCAATCTATAATATCGTCATAAAGGTTATCCCAGTCGTCATTGATTCTGTCAATAGCGAGCTGATATATCTTTTCTGTCGAGCTGATAGAGTCTTCTAATATAGCAATCTCTTTGTCTTTTTCTTCTTCATAAGAATCTGCCATTTCATCAAGCATCTCTTGCTGTTTATCAACACCGTAGTCAGTCTGATAATCAGAAAGGTTTGTTTGAAGTTCTGCAAGTTCCTGTTCGAGTGCAGCCTTTTCAGCCTGAGCTTCACGGCTATCGTCGAGCGACAACTTGTTAATCTTGTCCTGAAGTTTTGCAATCTCTGCGACCTTCTTAGCGACTTCCTTGTTGTAGTCGTTTTCTTTCTTGGTTTCGTCGAGAGCCTCTTTCTTCAAGTCAATGATTTCACGGTACTTATCTTTTTGTTTCTCGAGTGCTTCAATCTCCTGATTAACTTCGTACTCAACTAATTCCATAGTCAAGTCGAGGATTTTATCAAGAGCGTCCTGCATATCCTCATAACCCTTATTAGACTCGTCCGTTCCAAGCTTAATGCTTTCAACTGCGTTGTTTGCTAAGCTTCTAAGACGGTTAATGTTCTCAAGAGCCTGAGCGTATTGAGAATCATCCAAATCGAGTAGAGCGAGATTTGAATACACAAGTCCCCAAGTTGCATCACTTGCTTGTTCTGTAGCTGTGATAAGCCTGTTAAGTTCTTTGATGTTATTTTCAGAAAGAGCATATCTAAGTTTCTCAACATAGCTCATTGCTGTATCGACCGCAAGTTGTTTTGTTCTTGCAGAAATTACAGCTTCTATTCGCTCCTTATTGATAGAGAGCATACCGTTCTCATCTTTAAGGTAGTTCATATATTCAGCACCATATTCGGCTATTGCTTTTAAGGTGTCTACGGATAGTGCTCCGGTTTCGGCATATTCTCCCGCAGCGTCTTTGAGAGTATCGTATACATCTTGCATAGCGCCTACGAAATCTATAGCCTCGGTTACTGCGTCATTTAAGAACTCTATAATACTCTCTTTGCCCTCATTTATGGAATCCGAAAGGTCAAGCCAAGTTTCGGAGCTTTCTTGGTTTTCTTCGTTAAGTCCAGTTATATTATCTATAAGTTTTTCGGTATCTTTACGAAGAGCATTTGTTGCTTCCTGAACAGTTTTATACTCTCCGGCACTTTCCGCCTGCAATTCGTTTAAGTGTTCGAGGTTTGCAATATATAACCTGTTAGTATCGGCATTATATTCTATCTGAAATCCTAATGCTTCAAGTTCAGGAATTGCACTATTGATTGTTGTATCTCTTAAGTTATTGAGCTCATGTAAAGCCTGTTGGCGCTCTTTATAAGCTTCTATCAATTCTTTTTGGATACCAACCTTTTCAAAAGCTGTATCAGCATTATCCAAATCTCTTTCAAGCTTTGCCTGCTTAAGCTCTGCCTCGCGCAACTTTTGAATTGCCTCAGTATATTGGTCGATATCGGCAATGTATTCCTCGACTTCTTTGTCTTTCTTAGAACTCTTATTACTATCCGTTGCAAAACCAGTAATTGGTTTATTTTTCATAGCTTGAAGAATTGCAATCTGACCATCAATTTCGGCTATCTTATCTGTATAATTAGATATATCAAGCTCTAACATTGATATGTATTCATCGAGAGTAAAATCTTTTGCCTCGTATTTATAATTCGAACCTTCAAATTTACCGTCGTGTAAAGTGATTGTTATACCATCACCTGTTGTGCCACCGGCACCACCACCTTGTACATCTGAAGACCCCTTTACCTCACCACTTGCAACACCCGCCATAGCTTTTGCGGCTTCGTGACACTGTTGTGCAAATGACGCAACAGACTGTTTGCCAGCCCACATATTTGTGTATATAGCCTGTGCGGCACTATATGCGGCTTCGTTAAAATTGCCGTCAACATCTGTACATACTTCTGCGGCAATTCTGTTGAATTCGTCAACATTACCAGCCATTGCAGCGGCCGCAAGTTGAAATGCTGTTGCCTCATCAATACCTTGGTCGATAAGAGCTTGTGTCATTATGTTACCACAGTTAACTCTATATGCGGCGACCTCAGCAGATATTTGTCCTTCACCCTCACCAACTTGCTTAGCCAATTCGAGTTCGACTTCTGCGGCTGCTCTCTTTGCCTCTAATACGGCTTTATCTGCTTCAAGCTCTAAAATTTTTGCATCAAGTTCAGCATCAAGCTCAGCCTTCTTTGCTTGGATGAAAGAATTAACCACATCTCTGTTAAGGGTTATCTGTCCGTCTGCTGTAGCAGATGCTCCCTTAAGTATCTCAGGATACACGGATGCAAATTCCAAAGCCTTATCGAGAGACATTGTAAATCCATCAGCAACTTCTTTCTGCAGGTTTGCAACGGTCGCAAGCGAGTCTGAAAGTTTGTCGATGTGTTCAACCATACTTGCTACACCAGTAATTGTGTCTGGTGTATAGAAGTCAGAAAATTCCGGTTGGTCATTCAACACATTATCAATGGCTCTTTCGATATCTTCAACACTACCAACAAATTGTCCAGAAGCTTTTGCAGAATCTACGATTTGTTTTCTAAACGCATCAAACTCTGCTTCTGTTTTTGGCAACTGTCCATTTAATGATGCTTCTAAAATTTGCTGAGCAGCGAGGTTTTCGTTAAGAGCGTCAGTAGCAGAAATAAGTCCGCCTGCAGCTTCCTGAATTTCTATATAGTTTTCATACATCTCTTTGTAGAGAATATTATCGGTACCAACAGTATCGGATAATACTTTTAGTGATTCTTTATATACTTGATACTGATGTAATATTTTTGCTGTATGATACCCATACGCATCTACCATAGCCTGTGATGCTTCTCCGGCAAATATATAATAACCCTCTGCAGTCTCATCGCTTTCTGCTTCGAGTAATATATTTGTCTTATTAAATACCAACTGTAGCTCTTCGGGCATATCTTTTAAGGCTTCGTAAGCATCTAAAATTTCTTGTTCAATTTCTGCATTACCCTCTGTTTTAATACCGTGATAAGCTCCGTAGTTACCAATCATATCGGATGAAGAAGCATCATCGAGGATATTTCCCGCAGCAGTAACGCCACCTCGTAAGTCAATTTCTTGCTCTTTAAGTTTTGATATAGAAGCCTGAACTATAGCTTTGTCATATTCACCATATTTATCAATAAGCTTTTGAAGCTCTGTCTGTTCGATATCCAAACCTTTAAGAAGTCCATCTCTTGCAGATGTATAATCATCAACCGACCCAGTTAATGATTCCAGTGCTTCGCTTGCTTTGATATAACTTAATGATAAATTAACAATTTCCTCAGACTGTGTAGCTGCGGTATCAGCAAGAGACTTCATCTTTTGATTTGTCTCATCCATTTCTGACTGCATTGTGTCACTTGATTCGGCGGTAGAATCACTACACAATGCCATAGCACCAGTAAGTGCTGTTATTGCGGCAAGTACAAGTCCTATTACCGGAATACTTGCTTGCATAGCTGCGCTTGCAGTTACCGTTCCGGCCGCATATCCTTTCCAAGCAGTAATCGCAACTGGAATAATATTGATAATGTTTTTAATAGCGGACACAACTGCACTAAAACCATTAGTAACACCAGAAACAATGGCGTTCTTGAGCATAGCAATCATATGTGCTATCCATTCTGCTTTCGCAATAGCAAGAACAGATGCGACTGTGAGTAATACCGTTTTAAGTCCGCCAAGAGCACCTATGACTTTTGCGACGCCATTTATAAACTCTAATATAAGAGTTAAGAAATCAACAACACCCTTGATTAAGGCAGAGTCAAATACATTCATTGACAATGTTTCAAATGTTGCTTTTAAGATATTTATTTTACCTTGAATAGAATCAAGAACTTTTTCGTTTTCCTCAAGGGCAGAACCAGCAGAATTAGCTGATGTCTCCAAGGCATTTTCTGCAACCGAGAAATTATCAAGAAGCGCAGCAACAACATTGGAGTTTCGTTTACCGCCAACCATCTCAAGTATGTTTGCTTGTGTAATATCAGAAAGCTCATCCCAAACCCCAGATAACTCTTTTAAAATTTGATATGTTGATTTAAAAGTGCCATCATCAAGTTGAATGTCTACCTTATTCTTCGTGAGAGACATTAACTCATCTCTAAGCTCCGACACACTTGTGGCCATACCTTCTGTTGATTCACCGGCTTCTTCGGCTTCAGTTTTGGCGGCTCTTAAATACATTGATACTGTTTTAAGAGTTGTACCTACTTTGTCAGGGTCTTGCACAACAGTATTAGCCGCGGTGGCTAAAGCAATGGTTTCATCGAGTGAGTTGTTTGCAGCGTGCATTGCTGCAGCAGAACGAAGTAATGCGTCACCGACGCCTTTAGACGAAATAGCGTAGTTGTTACCAACTTCGTTGAACTTATCAACAATGCTCATAACATCTTCGGCTTCAACACCAAACGCTTGCATTGTTGCTATAATACTTTCAGAAGCCGCGTCTATATCGTCAATGCCATCACCAACATTCTTATATACGATAGCAGCATCCGCAAGTTTTTCCGCGTCCTCAATTCCAAATCCAAGTCTTGCGAAACTTGCCGTTGCATTTACAGTGTCGGTAAGTGCAGCGCCGAGCTCCCTTGCTCTATGTGTTGCATTTACAAGGAACTTTTCATATGTATCATCGGTTTCATTTGTAACCTTTTTAAGTTCGGTCATCGCCGTGTCAAGTTCGATTACATTTGTTACCATCTGTTTTACTGCTCTATAAGCAGCCATAATTACACGGGTAATACTAAACCAAGTTCCAAACTTTGCAGAGAGAGAACCGAGCCTTTCGCCCCAAGTTTTAGTGTTTTCTCCAGCGCCCTTAATTACATTTGAATTGTGTGCGAAATTAGCACTGAGTACTTTCAATTCTGCAGAAAACTTTTCGGCTGTTATATCGCCATCATTATATTTAGCTATCAACTTATCTAACGAAGTTATGTCTTTTTGAATTGCGGTATATGATGTGGCAGACTTGCCGTTTTTGGCCGCAGTCCATTTGTCTTGTGCATTTTGCATCTGAGTCAATAGCGTATATGACTTCTTTAGCAACGCCTGTTTTTGCTCTTCACTCTTCTTGTAAGAATCATCTGACGCTTTCTTTGATGCGGCTGATTCTGACGAAGCACGAGCAGACTCTTTCTCAAGAGCAATTCGCTCTTTTAATTTTTCGTTAACATCACTTACCGAGCCGTCAGAGTTAATAGAGACAGTTCCGAGACCGTTAAGTGATTTGCTTATTTCAGCGACTTGGTTTCTAAAGCTCTCAATAGAAGTATTGTCTATATCCAAGCCGACTTTAATCTTTGGAGGATTGCTATTAAGCTGAGATACCAGATTACTGATATCTTTTTGCATCTGGTCGTAGCTTAGACCGACATCAACTCCTACTGACAGTAAAAAATCAGCCATCTATTTTCTCACCATCCTTTATAAAGAAAAGGATTGGCTCAATACCAATCCTTCATAGTTCAACTATGTCTAAAAATCTGTATAACTTTTGTTACAATATCACTCATAGATATCGTCTATTTTGATATCGAGCACACCGTATTCGTTTGCATAATTCGCCATATAATTCCTGACTGCGTTCTGAATGAACTGAGCCCCTGAACGCTGTGGCAAACTGGCAATATTGAAACTACCGCTGTGTCCCATCCAAACACCGTATACAGGTTGGTTTGCCGTATACCCCTTGTTAAGCAATGCGGCGATATTATCTATGCCGTCATACTCATCGGGAGCAAGAGAGTCTCTGTGTAGATTCCCTGAGAACCAAACCTCAATTTGGTATTTGTTTTTGCCAATCTTACGGGGAGAACCGTGCTCAAGTTTCTCAAGAGCACTTACCGCCGTATGACCAAGCTTACCTTCTGCAAAACCAGAACTCGCCTCAAGGTCTCTGATTTCGTTCTGCAGAACTTCTATAAATTTAGCGGCAGCCATTGAGGCACCGCCAATAGTAATTGCTTTACCGGCTAATCCTTTGCCACCGCCGGTTAAAACAATCTCATCTGTCTTTGCTTCAATCTGCTTTTGGAATTTAGCAGACGCCGTACAAGCTTTCGCCTTATCCAAAATAGATTTCATATTTATCGTTGACATTACGCCTCACCGTTTTCTGCGGCGGGCTTTGTGTTCTTCTGGTCAATATAAGCCTGAACAAGTTTTGTTTCGTCGAACTTATCACCTGCGATAGCTCCAATTAACTTACTAATTTCATCAGTACCAATACCTGCAAAGATACCGGTCATCTGTTCCTGTAAGTTGTTGAACGCAGAGTAAAGCTCGTTCATCTGCTTATTAACTGCTTCGATATTTGCCTGAGCAATGTTATCAATCTTAGCGTCAATAGCATCAACGATTTCCTGAAGCTGGGCTGTGTTTACATTTGCAACAACTACATTAACTGCATTTGTGCAATATACTAAGTCGTACTTACGCTCAACATTTGTAGGAAGAACAAAGTTTGCATACATCTCCAAGATGCAGCACTTAGTTACAAACTCTTTAACTTCGGGAATATAAGAGCCGTTGTCTGTGGTGAAACAACTCTTAACTACATTATCGACAAAGGAAAGAACTTCCTTGAAAGATAAGGTAGGTTTGATTGTAATCTCAACACCGTTCCATTCAACAGTCTTGGTAGGTGTGTATGTTTCTTTCATAATCTTTTCAAATGTGGTAATAGAAACCTTTTTGTTTGACTTAACATTAGCCATAAAGTATTCCTCCTTTAACTC